AAGTTACGTGTTGTTGCAATGGTGGACTCTATAACACAATGGGTTCTCTATCCTCTTCATAAAGCACTCTTTAAAATTCTTGAGGTGATTCCTCAGGATGGGACCTTCGACCAACTTGCTCCTGTCAATAAAATGATGGGAGTTATGAAGGAAAAGGGTCTCAAGAATGTGTGGTCGTACGATTTATCGGCCGCCACAGATAGAATTCCTGTTGTGTTACAAGAATTAACCTTGGTAGGCTTTACCTCAGTTGACTTCGCTTTCTATTGGCGATCTCTCCTGTGTAACCGGTATTACCAGTTACCTGCTCAATGGCTTAAGACTTTCGGAGCGAAGAAGGCGGAGGCCCTTACGGGCTCTCGTCCTATTCGTCTTCGAGATCCTAAGACCAGAAAGTTAGGTCCTGTGTCATACGCTCCTATCGGAGCTATACGGTACGCAGTTGGGCAACCAATGGGAGCTTACTCTTCTTGGGCAATGCTTGCCTTGGTACATCATGCGCTCGTCCAGTTTGCAGCCTTTAAAGCTGGCTGGAGAACCTGGTTTCCTCTATATGCGGTATTGGGGGATGATGTGGTGATAGGGGATCACCTAGTCGCCAACCAATACACTCGACTTATGGAACAGATCGGAGTAGGTATTGGATTTCACAAATCCATTATCTCCGACAACCTCTCATGCGAGTTTGCTAAGAAGTTCTTCTATAAGGGAGAAGAGGTAACTCCTCTTCCTTTAGTAGGAATTTCCGCAGGCTGGCTTGGGGCGTCTTTCGTCCCTGAAGTCGTAAAGACTGTGGAACGATTGACGGGTCGTCGACTCTCCGGTTTCAACATAGGTCGTTTCCTTGGGGTTGGATTTAAGGCGAGCTCGGGAGCGGACAACCGTCCTCTCCTTCGCTTACCAAAAATCCTCTCCAGGGTGCTTATATTGCTTTCAAAACCCAACGCTCCTCGGGGTGTTGCAACTCTTTATGACTGGTTGCGACTCGAGTCTTTATCGACAAGAGTTGTGACCGATCAGAAGAGCTCAGACTCCCTGGTTAAACATGTAGTCAAATGGTGTTCTGAAGAACGGTTCCCACGACTTCTTGAGTTAATGGGCTCTAATATGGCAAAATTTTTGCCTGCCCAGACTTTTGAAGGTTCGGAAGCTCTGTTCCAAGAATACGCCAAATGGTTTCATCTTTATATCAGAGAGCCTTTGATGCAAGACTTCGAGATCAAGCGGATGGAAGTGGAAGCAATACTTAGAGGGATAACAGGTATTATTCTTCCGACGGAGAAGGAGGTTTGTGATCTCCTTCAGTCGGTGGAAGAATTCGAGGATCTCATCGGCGAGATACCTTCGCAGGTCCTGAGACATAAGTCTCAGATGCACGGAAAAGCGGAAGCGCAAGCAACCGCTAACCGGGCTATGAGGCTTGTGAAACAGGGTCCTACGTCGGTAAAACGCTGGCGATCTCTTCGGAAACTTCTGGGCACTTCACTGGTCGTGAAGCCTCTGGTAACAGGAGGCGGATCGGCACGTGGGGCGTCAGAATAAGATATTCCAACTCAGGCGGGTGATACCCGTTGTGATCCGTGGCTCTTATGAGGATAGTGACCCTGGTTACTAGACTTA